TGTATCTCTGATGAGAACACGAAACAAGACCTCAGTACAAGACGTTCAGACGTGGCCAACACGCTTCGTAAATGGTTTTAATAGACCATGTACGGGCGTGGGGGTCACTAATAACGGAACCATAACTGGTTCTTCGCACGTTCTTGCGTTCACAAGTGAACGTATGACCGATGCGCTCGGCAAAGGGGTAAGTCACCCGGTGGTGCATAGATCTATTCGGTCGACCGCAAAGTCGCCCGGAGGACCTATGCGCTTCCCTGGTGCCATGCCCGGTGTTGGCAATGGAGTGGGCGTCATTGAAAAAGACGACCAAGGACAGCACTGTGCAGTTATTGCAGAGTCTGTCGCCTCCGGTTGGAACACTTGGGATTTGAGTAGTAATACTCAACTCCCGCCGCGCTGGACTGAGGATGTCACCGCTATCGACGAATCAGCTCTAAGGAGCCGGGTTCTTGACGCAGCGCGCCAGCTAAAAGCTGACGTTCTGCTGAACCTAGTCGAGGCCAACCAGATAGCCCCAAGCGTCGCGTCGATTGCCGGTTCGTTGCCTAAAATGGCCGCGAACTGGAAAAAGATACGCGAAGTGTTGAGGACCGCGTCGGGTGCTTATCTTGCCTGGAAGTTTGGGATCTCTCCCATTCTTTCTGACATTATGAGCATTCAACGCTTCTGGCCAAAGCTAAAAGCGAGTGTCAAACGTCATGGAGACATGGAGCTGTCTAGGTTTTCGGCACAAGCCGTCACCAAGATGTCTCTGGTTTCCAATCCGTACGTCAGTTACTACCCCATTGGGGGAGTAGACTGTCTTGCTCAAACCTGGCAAGGGAGAGTCCTTAAGACTCCCCAAATCAGGTACGTTCTTGTAGTAAAACCAACGACAAAATATCATTCTTCAGTCTTTAAGACTGCAGATGCTGTAATGTCGCGGTTCTCTACGTCACCGGCCAGTCTAGCATGGGAGTTAGTTCCTTTCTCCTTTGTTGTGGATTGGTTTGTTGACGTACGAGGTGCTCTTAGTGCAGTGGACAACCTCTTAGGGTATTCTCCCTATGAGATTCATTCATTCACTAGGTCGCATAGCTACGCGGTTGCGGCCGACGCCACATTGGACGTTAAAAGTCCTTGTGGCGGCGTTCTCAATCGGTTCTCGTGTACAGTCGAGTGCAATCACTACGACCGGTCTCTTGCGTCTGGTTCGGCTATGCCGAACTGGACGCCCCGTTTCGGAAAAAATCAAGCTGC